GACTGGTACGAACGCTTCGCCTACATCTCCGACGACGACTCGTTCTTCGACATCCGCGACTGTCGCGAGCTGGGCCGCACGACCTTCAACGCCATCTATCGGCACGTCCCCTGCCAGTCGATCCACAACGGCCGCAAGGTCGAGGCATCGATCTGCTTCGACGAGAACCGCCAGGCGATGAACGCCCGGCTCCTGCGCGGTGTCACCTACGCCGCTGGCGAGGCCGTGCTGGTCGCGCGTGACGGCGAGGTGTTCGGCAACCGCTGGCGCAACGCGCGGCCGGACGTGTCAAGCGTCCAGCCCGGCGATGTCAGCCCGTGGCTGGACCATTGCAGGGTGTTGGTGCCGGAGCCAGCGGAGCTGGAGCACGTCTTGGACATAATGGCCTTCAAGGTTCAGAACCCCAGCGTCAAGATCAACCACGCGGCGCTGCACGGCGGTGACGAGGGCTGTGGCAAGGACAGCATGTGGGCACCGTTTCTCTGGGCCGTCTGCGGCCCGCATCTGCGCAACCGTGGCCTCATCGATGCGGATGGGCTGCTGTCGCAGTGGGGCTACCAGCTTGAAAGCGAGATCCTGATCTTGAACGAGCTGAAGGAGCCAGAGGCGGCGTCGCGTCGGATGCTGGCCAACAAGCTGAAGCCCGTCATTGCTGCCCCGCCCGACATGATCGTCATCAACCGAAAGGGTCTCCACCCTTACAACATGTTAAACCGCATGTTCGTCCTTGCGTTTACGAACGATCCGGTGCCGATCAGCATTCCCTCGCAAGACCGTCGTTGGTTCTGCCTGTGGTCAACCGCGCCGCGGATGGACCCCGCCGAGGCCGACAAGCTGTGGCGTTGGTACAAGTCAGGCGGGTTTGAGAAGGTCGCGGCATGGATGCACGCCCGTGACGTGTCGAAGTTTAACCCGGCTGCCGCGCCGCCCTTTACCGAGTTCAAGGCGAACCTGGTCGAGCATGGCATGTCCATCGCCGAGTCCTACCTTGTCGATCTAATCCGCGTCCGCGCTGGCGAGTTCTCGCGCGGTGTGGTCGGCTCGCCCTTCTTCGCGCTCTGCGACCGTCTGGTGGCGTCGGCTCCGGCAGGCGTCAAGATCCCGCAGGCGGCGCTGCTGCACGCGCTCAAGGAGGCTGGCTGGACCGACATGGGGCGGCTGGCGTCGTCGCAGCACGGGACGAAGAAACATGTCTTCGCCGCGCCCGACATGGCGCGCGAGCACAGCAAGTCAGAGCTGCGCAACATGCTCGAGACGCCAGCAACGCCAGGCCTGAAGATCGTAAAGTGAGAGCGCCGCCCCGGTTGATAGCCGGGGCGGTCTCCTAATGTATTGTTTTGAGTTCCGCCGTCGATGGCGTTTTGATCGACGTAATGATCTTCTGCATCATGAGCAACGTCAGCTCTTTTGTTTTCCGGTCTGTTGATGTCTCGGAAAAATGCGCCAGCGTCACGAATGCAATGGCCCGCTGCGACACAATGTCGCTAAAAAACATGGGCTCGGAGTCGTCGATGTGGACCACGTTGTCATCGTCATCGTTATCGTTCATGTGGCGCGTCCGTTCTCGGGGGTTCACGATAGAATGCCAGATGTCGATCCTTCAACAGCTCCTGTATCGTTTGCTCCTGCGCCAAGATCGTAAGATTTAGCGCGATCAACTCTTCCGCCATACGAAACTCGGTCTGTGATCCGCTCCATTTATACCGGAACTCGTTCACAAGATCGTGAATCAAGCGCTCGTGCGGATGTAGCCCCGGCATCAGGCGTATAGCTCTTCGAGCTGCATCATTGACGTGAATTGATACGAGACGATATGCCCGCCGCGCAGCTCCAGCTCGTACACGCCATAAGACCAGCCGGTCGTCGCGGTGCCGGCATACTTGGCCACGTAGCCGTGCGGCATGGCTGACCCCAAGTTCATGACTTCGATTGAATTGTTAGCGCCGATTTTAGGCGTCTTGCGGAACGACGCGCGGTGCGTATGCCCGAAGACGATGCTGTGGGTGGCGTGATTGGCGATCTGGTTCTCGCTCTGTTGCCCGCCGTAGGGGCGGCCCATAATGTTCATCGGGACGTGCACAAAGCCCACGCCGTCGATGATCAGCCACTGGCCATAAGGGTGAAGCCTCCAACGATGCCTGGCGCACAGGTCTTCGAATTGCGCCCATAGAGTTCCAACAGTTTCTGGCGTTTTGTTCTCAAAGCGTTGGATTCTGTCCTCGTGGTTGCCGCAGACCAGTTCCAAAGGGGCGGCCAGATCAGATGCTCCCTTGTAAAAAGCGGCCATTGCCTCTTCGCAAGATCGAAGGTCCTCCTGAAAAGAAGGGCGTTGCGCATAGCCCAGACTTCCACGCTCCTCGTGAGCCGATACAGAATTCCAAGACGCAAAGTCTCCGATCTGGACAATGCGGTCAGGCATTCTGGCTAGGCAATGACGACCAATCCACTTAAACCGATCCTTTGGGATATTCGGCTCATCATGCGTGTCGCCTATAGCTATAACCCGAGTAGACCGACCTTCTTTCGCTGGAATGACGCGCGTGCGGATCGGGGGCTTGGCGTCGCGCGCGGCGCGTAGCGCCGCCACCTCGGCCTCTAGCTGGCTGGCGGTGCGAACCAGATCCGATACGCGAAGCGGCTTATTACGCCGTAACGCGGATCGGACCGAGCTCTCGTTGCGGCCAATGTGTTCAGCGACGCGCGATGCTCCGCCCATTTGCACGATTAGGGTTTGCAATTCCGCCGGGCTTAACATCATGTCGCCGCCTCCGTCGTTCGCGGCGGAGCTTATTGCGGTTTTATGTCTGACGCATGTCTTTTTTTGGTATTATTGTTTCACCGGTCGTTAAGCACCCGCCACAGCAGGATTAGCAGTATTGCGATTGCAGCCGCGCCCATCGACCAGACCGCCAGAATGATTGGCGCGTAAATCAGAAACTCAATCATTGAACAGATCCCTCCACGCCAGACAGCACACCGTTATCATGGCAACCCAAACCAGCACCACAAGCGGAATTGCTATCATTAACCCGAGTGCTTCCAACATGTTCTTCTCCCATCAATTGACGCCGTAGCGTGTCGCGTTGGTGCCGCACTTTGCCCAGCTTGCGGCGTAGCTGTTCTTGGTAGTCTCGCGCGCTCGTGAGCTGGCGCTCCAGATATTCGATGTGTGCGGCAGCTTTCAGGGACGCTTGGCAGCCATCGACGGCCGCCAGCGCGCGCAGGACGGCCTTGTGATCAGTCGGCTGCATGGCGCGGCCTCCCGTTCTTGCGGGGTTTGGCGCCGTTACGTCGCGCGATGATCCGCACATGCCCCGGCGAGTTCATCCCGAACAAGCGTGCGATGTCGATCATCTTGCGCCCGGCGAGGTAGTGCTGTGTGATGATCTTGTCGCGCTCTGCGTTTTTTCGCATGGTTATTTTCTCCCAAATGTTATGTTTGTCTCCGCGCGAATGTCTTGATTGCGCCAGGTCCAGCACTCGCCCGTGTTTTGAAACACGACCCAACACAGGTCGTGCTCGGCACCGTAGTCGATCAGGACGTGCGCCAGCCCCTTGCCCTTGGGCGTTACGACAGGCAACGGGGGGTCAAGGCGCAGCATCATCGCTCGCGCCCCCATGTCTGGTCGCCTAGCGTGGCGTCAGCATTCAACGCCGCCCTCAGCCGCTCGATCTCAGCGCGCAACTTGCTATGTTCTTCCTCATAGTCATCAATAATCTTGTTGCACCTAGCAAGCTCTTCCTCGAGCATTTTGAAATAGCTGTTTGCCTTCTCTATCTGAGGATTATTGTGCTCTATGATGTGGGATATTTGGTTTTCAAGCTGCTCAATCCTGTTCGCAGCCTCACAGCACAGCATGTCAGGGGCAGGGCGTGGTGGGTAGCACATCAGCATCTGCGACGGGTCAGTCCTCAAGCGCAGCTGCGCCACGATGTCGTCAGTCATTGGTCTTCTCCTTCTTCAAGCGCAGGAACACGGAACAAAGCCCACCGGCTTGTTGCCATAAAAACGCGGCCATACAGGTCTTCGTAGTGATAAACGGGCTTCCCGGAAAATTGATCTGTGAACCTGTAGCTTAACCGTTTCATGGGCCGCCCCCCGGTTATGTAAGCGAGTAGCCGTTCTGCAATGTCAGTCATTGGTCTTCTTTCCTGCAAGCGCGGCGCGGGCTGCTGTCTGAAGTGCGTTGTAGTTATCAACGCAACTCATCTGGCTTCCGTATTTCTGATGCGCGATCTGAAACAGCGCCGCCCGCAGCCGCTCGATCTCGGCCAATAAATCCGGCCACGTACACTCAAAACATTCCCTGCTGCCGTAAATCTTGCCGTCTGACGGGAACCGCACGCCGTAGCGGTGCTTGCCGTCGTGGTCGTCCAGCCAGTCTGCCATCTCAATCGCGCCCGTGACTGGGTGTCGCGTTGGTGATGAGTAATTGCTCATATCTCGCCCCTTGCTTTCTTCGTTTGGTAGTGTTCCCGCGCTCGCGTGCGCTTGCGCAGGCCGTCCTCAAATTCCCGCCCGTTTAGCCAGGCATCCAGCGAGTGGACGCCGTGCCAGACGGTCGTCGGGTCGCGCCCGCCTGACCACGCGCCCAGTTGCGGGTACGACACGGTCAGGCGGTCACGCGCACGCCACCAGGCGAGATGCCTGGCGGTGCTGGCGGCCGCGACACGGGACGGGCTGTCGAACGTCACCGGGTCGATCTCGCACTCGGCGCAGGCGTCGCGCTTGATCGCTTCAAACGCCGCCCGTGTCGCGTGCGGCTTCACGCCGCTGCGCCGCCGACCAGCGTCACGCTCACGTCGCCCGCGTCGTAGCGCGGCGCAGCCAGTGCTGCCTCCAGCTCCGCGACCGCGTCAGCCGCTGCCCGGTCGGCCCTACGGGCGCCACAGGCCCGCACGTAGAGCGTCGCGTAGCCCGCCACGTCGTGCGCGTGGTCGATGTGGTCCACGTCGCCAGCCAACAGGCGAGCGGTCTTCATCAGCCAAGTTTCGCACGCTTCGCGCTGCGCGTCGTTCATGTTGATGTAGCCCTTCGACTCGCGCAGGATGTCCTTCAGGAGCTGCGCGTAAGACGCCACGTCGGCGAAGTCGCCGTGCGTTGCCTCGCGCTGTTCAAGCGTCTGTTCAATCGTCAGCGGTGCGGCCTGCGCGGCGGGATGCGTTGCCGGTGCGGTCGCGGCAGTGGTCGTCTGCTTATGCTTGGTCATCTGTTTTACCCCATTTTTCGACGTAATAAATTATTGTGGTGTGATCGCGATTGCAAGCGCGCCCTATCGCTGAGTAGCTCCAGCCAAGGGCGAGCAGCCGCCGGTAGATCTCAAGCCGTGGCCGGATGAGCGCGCCGCTTGTCGAGCGCCCGGTCACGGTCAGCCACGTAGCCCCGTGCGCCGTCAGGATGTCGGCACACATGGTCTCGATCTGCGCCTGCGTCATGCTGTAGCGCGCGGCGTAAGCCGCTACGCGGTCCTTGCGCGCCTGTCTGCCTGACGGCCGCGGCGCGCGCGGCTTGGGCGGCTGTAACCTTGCCCGTGCCGTGGGCAGGGCTTGGATTGCCGGCACCGGCTCGGGTGCTGGCGTTGGCGGTGCTGGCGGGCGCGGGCGCCCGACAGCTATTCTCGCTTTGACGGCTGCGTAGTGCGCGATCCAGTCCGTCATGACGTGACCGCCTCGCGCAGGGCTTGGACGATGTCGCGCGGCGTGGCCGCGTAGACCAGCGTCCCGCCGATCGTCACGCCACGCCAGGCGCGGGCGCCTGTCGTCGGCGGCATGGCGCGGGCGTAGTAGCCCACGACGCGGCCGCGGTGCGTCGCGATGCGCGTCTCGTCAGCGTAGCGTGTCGTCGTCGTCATCGGACAGGTGCTCCCAGAGTGAGGCTGCGCCGACTAGCGCGAACGGGATGACGACGAACAGCACGACGGCGATGGCGAAGTGCATCACAGATCCAGCTCCTGTTGCTGTTCGTGCTGCGCCGCGTACACGATGTGGTCGGCCAATTCCTGCCAATTGACGTCAGCGAACATTTCCTGCGCGAGGTCGCGCACCAGAGCCGACTCGATGTGCGTCTCGATATGCTCGAGCGCGACCGCGTGCAGGTAGTCGGGCAGGCTGACGGCTGGCTTGGCTTGGCCCATGTGCCAGTCGTCCAGATTAAAATTGTCGAACACGCGCGCGTAGACGCGCCATGTTGCGAAGTTGGACCAGCCGTGAGGTGATGTGCTTTTCATGTCGTTCTCCCGTGGTGACGCGCCCCTCTGGCGCGCTATGAGACGGCCCGTGGGCCGTCCTTAGCGCGTCAGCGTCAGGCGGCTGCGGCGTCCGTTGCCGCTGGCGCGGCATCGGCGGGCCATTCCCGCGCTGGCGTGCTGGCCCACAAATAATAAGTGACGTCGGTGCGGTCGCGAATCGGCATGATAACGCCAATGGCTTGAAAGTCGGTTCCGTACGCGAAGTCAACAACGGCCGGAGATCCGCCGTTGTAGCGCACGACAGGGCTTGCGCCGCCTTTTTTGGTAGGCTCCGCGCCAAGTTCGACGCGCGCCTTCGCGAAGTCGGCCAAGTAAATCGGATTGTACTGCGCCGCTTCGTTGCTCACATTTTGCGGCACGATGCGGCGGTAGTCAGGAAACGTCCCGTCGATGCGAGATCCGCCGAACGATTCGCCCGCATGTTCGAACGTCAGGCGCCCGTCGTCGCCGATTGTCAGGTCGGTCGTGTCGAGCGTCTTGTGCTTCACCTTCAGCTTGGCCACGAGATCGCGCGGCACGATCACGCTAGGGTGCGCCGCTGTCGCGGCGTGCTCGCCGTACGGCTGGCGCAGCACGATCATGCGATGGCCATCGGTCGCCGCCATGATCACGCCATCGGGCGTGAATTCCAGATTGATCCCGTTCAGGTAATACCGCGTTTCTTCGGTTGAGACCGGGATTAGGACGGCGCGCAGGGCGCGGATAGAAAGTGTGACTTTAAGCATTGGTGTTCTCCCCGTTGTCGAGCGAAGGCGCTCGCATATGCCGGCGGTTGCCCGCCGGCATAGACTTGCGTCATCAGATCCGTTCAACGCGCGGGTGCAGATCTTCACCCTCAAACATGACCAGAAACGCATTGTCGGCCGTTTCAACGCGCACGCTATAACCGCGCGACTTGCGCACCAGCACGGGCGTTGAGCGCCCACAATTCTGCCAGAGCTGGCCGGTCTCAAAAACCATCCAATTAGTGCTTGACCAAATGTATGGGTTTTTGTCGCACGGGTCGGTTTTCGCGCCAGCGATGAAGACAGGGTCAATCTTGCTTGTCTTGGTCATGTGTTTGGTTCCCGTTTTGACTTTTCCAATGTAAGGCCGGAGCGCAGTGCTGTAAAGCGTTTTCTTGCGATCCGGCTGACTTTTTTAGGGGTTGAGCGCAATCGCCAGGCAGATGGCGGCGGCGACGACGATTAGCGCGACGGTGGCGTCGAGGATTGTTGAGAGGATGGTTGTCATGCGCGTTTCCTTCGTTAGCGTTTGAACGGATGCGGCAGCCAGGCGCTGGCATAGCCCAAACGCGTGGCGCTGCGAGGATACCAGAAAAGCAGATACAGGCCCGCGCGGTTCGCGCCGTCGCGCGTGGGTTCGATCTTGACGCCGAACCATTTGCCGATGCGCGCCACCCAATAGTGCGGCAGTGTGTGGGTTACTTTTTTGAACATGTGCTTTGTCCTCTTATCAGAGCGAAGGCGCTCGCATAAGCCGCGCCCGTTGCTGGCGCGCGGCTTAGACTTGCGTCTGTCAGGCGGCGCGGTCCGACTGCGTCGGCGCTGGTTCCCACTTGACGCATTGGCGCGCTTCCGACCCTGTCGCGCGGCACTTGACGCAATAGCCGGAACGAAAGCCGCTCGGGCTTGTGCCGATGAATTGCGCGGGCTTGCCGCATTCGTGGCCGAACGTGCCAGGATTGCTGTTGTGGCATTTGCCGTCAGTTGCGTATGTCATGTGTTTGTCTCCCGTTTGCGTGTCGTGTGTGGGGGCGACGCTTGCGCGTCGCCCGGTTGGTTTACCACTCGCCGTAGATCCCGACGCCTGGTTCATTCCAAACCGTCATGTTGAACGCGCCGCCTTCCAGCGAGAAGATCACGTCGACGGCGCCTTCTTCTTCGTTCGCGATCGTGTGCAGGATTTCGATGGCGTCGGCGGCGAAGTGCTTGGCGACGTATGCGGTGGCGTCGGCGTGTGTGATTGCGTTTGTCATGTCCGTGTCTCCCGTTTGCCTATGGACAGAATTTAGCGCGGCGCTGCGCTGTTGTCAAGCAATGTTTTGCAGATAGCTCAAAAAGAATTCGGATGCCCGTTTTGAGAAGTTTGGGTAATGGTTTGGCAGTGGTTGGGCGGTTTTGAAATGGTAGGATTGCCCATGGTTGGGGTGACGCAAGTGCCTGATAACGCGGGGATTGTCGAGGGCTTGGGCATTATTGGTAATGGATACCTTGGACTTTAATTAGGTGTATAATATATAGGTAGAATCCTACAGTGTGGGATTCCCGCACGCCCCGCAACGTGACGCCCGCGCAAATCCTACGCGAGTTTGCGACCCCCCCCTCGAAAAGTGCCAATGAGCCTAAAAACAGGCCTTTTTGTTTTGAAATCAGCAACTTAAGCATGGGTAACACCCCTAAAATTGTTGCCAATTGACTGCCCAAGCGATGACAATGATTTGCCGCTCTGGCGCTGGCGCTGCGCCAGAAAGCCCCATGCCCTCTGCTTCCGCGACTGCCCAAACTGCCTATGCCTTCTGCAATTGCCTAAACTGCCAATGATTCCGCGACTGCCCAAACTGCCAATGGCTGACCGACTGCCCAAATGACCCATGCCTGCCACGACTGCCCAAATGACCCATGGCTGACGCGCTTGACGCGCTCGACGCGCTCGACGCGCTCGACGCGCTTGACGCGCTCGCCTGCCTGGCTGGCAGCATTGGCGGTCTGGGCATTGCCCATAGCTGTCGGCAGGGCGCGGGCCGGTGACGGCCCAACATTGTTCAGCTGTAAACTGTTCACATATAAACTGTTTAGATGTAAACCATTTGCTGCACTGCAACATGCGGCAACGCGGAGCCAGTCGGGCAATGCCCAAAATGAGCGCCGGGAGGGGGGGAGGGCCGAGCCGCGCCGGTCACCGGTCACGAAGGGTTTGCACAAACTTTTTTTTTATTTTAAAAAACAGCTATGAGCTGGCATTCCATACCCCACGAACCGCGCAAACTCACCGCGACCGAGGCGCGTCTTGACGCGATCTATGCGGCCGCACGTAAAGGTCTGAAGGGCGACACCCTGGCACTGGCGTCTGGCTTGCTCCCGGCGGAGTACCGTCAATTGTGCCAATTTGACCCACTGGCCGAACTGGCTGAACTTAAAGGCCGCGCGGACGGCGAGATGGAGATCTCGTCGGTCTTGCACAACGCAGCCGCAGGCGGCGACGCCAAGGCGGCGCTGGAG